ACTGAGCCTCAAGCAATTAATTATGCGGTTCTTACCGAGGATGACCAGGTTGCTGTTGAATATGTGGATGGTTCTCAGGAGTCATTTCCTCCAAAACAGGATACTATAGAACAGTATACTTACGGAGTTGTACTGTTTACAACACAGGACGATGAACAGTACACTATTCGTGAAATAACAGAATTAGACGGCGAGTGGATTTCTTTAATTAAAATTCCTTTGCCCGTCATTGCTTTGCAGTATTTACTAGTCAAACCAGAGGAGACGAGAGATATGCCGTATCTTGCTGATGAGCTTGAAAAACTAATTGCTTTGAAGTCTCCCGACAATGAGAACATTATTTCTATTATGTACCTGAACAGGTACGGAGCTTTTGTTAGAGTTAATGAGAGTTGGGTTTCTATTGCTCCAGCTGATACCAGCTTGGAGGGTACAAGCCCATATAACGTAAACGTTGATACAGCTGAAGAGTTTATTGACCTGTACGATAAAAGTGACATTAGCTATGAGCTAGTAAAAAAATATCTCACTCCCGTTAGGTAGTTCCACATATGGCAAATTTTTTCGGAGCTTCTGGTCCTCTTATGCTTTACACCCGTGGGGTGTGGGGTGTCGTTGTTGATTCAGAGGTTGGTCTTATTGTTGCCTCTGGCGCTTCTGGAATTTTAACCACTTCCCGTAAGTGGTCTACTCAAGAAGCACAGCCTACGGAAGAGACTGACGAGATTGCTGGCGTAAGTCTTTTGGGGCTCGTTTCTTCGGGGAAGGGCTCTAGTAGCAAGTACACTATCCCCAAGTCTGTACAGGTTGAGGCTAACAAGGCCTTGGCTTGGCGAAAAAAAGAGGGCCGTGGCGGGACTAGTGTTGGGCAGAATACTGCAAGAACTCTTGCCAAGGGTGGCCAAATAGGTATTGAGAAGGTTCGTCACATTTCTCGGTATTTTCCACGTCACGTAGTTGATAAAAAAGCTTCAGGTTACAGGCCGGGCGAAGATAATTTTCCCAGTAATGGTCGCATTGCTTGGGCTCTTTGGGGTGGCGATGCTGGGCAACGGTGGGCCTCTGCAATTGTTGAGCGTGAAGAGAAGAAAGCCCTCACTGCCGACGGCTACGGGTTAGATGAGTTGCCTCAGGAAGGGCCAGCGGTCGAGGATTTTTCCTATGACGATTCTCCCGACTTTATGTCTGAGTTTATTGCCAGGGTTCGTTTGGACGGCTCCGGGATGGACCGCCTCTATAAGATAGACGCCGACAATAACTGTACCGTTTGGGATGATGGACAGTGGGATGACTTAGGAATTGTTGAAGCCAATATTTGGGATTACGACCGTGCCTTGGATGGGGGTAGCCCAGAGGACTCTACGGACAAAACTCATTTAGGGATTGACCCGGAGTCTGCAATTATTATTGCAGCTCGTTTGTTTGTTAATTCTGACGTCCCTGTAACTATCGAAGACATTGATGAGTATGAGTCTAAACTTGCTGTCGCTGCTATTGATGATGAGGATTGGGAGTTTATCGACCGAACTCTTCTCGCTGCTGTTCCTGAGGAGGGCGAGGATGGCGATGGCGTGTATACCCCCGAAGAGCGCTCTGAGAATGCGTCTCAGCAGGTTCGAGACAAGGCAGGGCAGTTTGCTAAAACAGGCTCTCGTGTCGTTGTAGGTGGAGACCCTGCCAGGGGTTCTGGGGTTATTACTAAACTAAATCCAGAGTCGGGTAGCGTCACTGTAAAGCTTGATAATGGTAACGAGATAGATGTCCCCGGCAGTAGTGTTGAAGACGCTGACAAATACGATAACCAAATTAATATGGATATCAAGCAGATTGATACTTCAGGGATTCTTGGCGAGCCTCGCACGCCCATTAATCGTTCGGTTGCTCAGTTGCCTGGTACGCTCCCTGCGATGCGGGACAAAGATGTTAAAGACATGTTGGCTAACTGGCCAGCTTTTGTAAAGTCTCAGCGGGACTCGTTTACTCCTGTCCCCGATACAACAAAGCCTATTGGTGTCAATAAGAGGGGTAGTGGTCCTAACTTAGATGTTGGGGACTACGGTAAGGGTCTTGCTAAAGAGACAGGTAAGTCTCTCACAACAGATGCGTATGACCACCCGCTTTTGAATAGTTGGCTGAATAAAAAAGATGCTTCAGGGTTCGCCCCTAACCGTCTTTGGTATAACCCAATTACAGCTTCTGCGGAAGAGAAGCTAATTAGCCCAGAGACAACGGATGTTCAGCCTATCTATATGGCTATTGTTGATGCTGATGACCCTCGCGCTGTTTTGGACTTAATTAGTTTGGTTCCTGCCAGCACAGTTTCTACGTCTCCAATGACGTATACCCGAAATCAGGGTAAGTGGGCCCGGGACCCAAAGATGTTGGCGGACCTAAACTCTCCCACTCCTCCTCCTGTTGTTCCCCTGGACAGTGACTCTTTAAATGATGTTTTGGTGCAGGTTGACTCCTCTCAGGGAGTTACTGCTTCTATTGCTCTTACGGTGCTTTTTGGTAACGATGTAACTTTCTCGGATGGGTACAGAAATCTAAAAAGAAGTGTCGTTGATGTGTTGCGGAAATATTGGATTGCTGGCCGTGGGGCCAAAAAGATTCAGTGGGGTGTTGGTGGGGATTGGTATCGTTGTGTTAGGCAGTTGGCTCCGTTCTTAGGTATTAGAGCGAAGGGATACTGTCAGATGCTCCACAAGACAGCCCTTGGGTATTACACTTCTACGCACGCCAAAATGGAGCGGGCCAAGATGAACTTGTTTGAGGTTGATGAGTCCCTTGAGGAGTTTACTGAGGTAACAAGTGAGGACATGCGGACTCCGCTTCAGCAGATTGTTGCTATGGGGTCTGACGACCAAGATGATGATTTTGAGATTGATGAAGAGATTCAGCTTATTCTTTCCGATATTGAGGCTTTGGACCAGGCAGAGTACGCTCTTGTAGCTGCTGGTGGTGCTGACCGCAATCGTGGTGGCGCTGAGAATCTTCGTCGCTATTGGACAACGGGGAAGGGTGGCGCAAAAATTCGTTGGGGCACCCCTGGGGATTGGACTAGGTGTAACCGCCAACTTAAAAAGTATTTGGGTGTGCGGGCGAAGGGGTATTGCGCTTTGCGTCATAAAGAGATGAATGGCGTGTGGCCTGGAGACAAAAAGAATTTGAAGGCTAGCATTTTCTCTGAGTTTGAGCTCAAGACAGAAGACCAATTTATTCTTGATAGCTACGCTTATGCAGACGAGCGCAGTAAGGATGACATGGAGCCTGCCCCGGAGGGCTATCACTATATGCCCGATGGGACCTTGATGAAAGATTCTGACCACGCGTCTGAGGCTTCCTACACTAATCCTTGCTGGGATGGTTATATCCAGATTGGCATGAAGGAGGGTAAGGGGGGCAAACAGGTACCTAACTGTGTGCCCGCTACAACCTCTGCTGTGTCTGAAGCTGAAGAGTTTGCCTCTCAATCAAATTCACGTACAGATATTGTTGGTTCTTTTGTTGCTGGGGCCCAAAAAATGTATGGTGGTGGGCAGTTCCAGATTCCTCTTGTTATTCCTGAGGAGATAGATTCTGGTGATGGCCGTCAGTTTACAAAGGGTGCCATTGAGATTCGTGAGTTGCCACTTCCTTTGTTGTGGCAAATTAAAACGGGTGACGGCCATGACGGGTCTGTTGTGGTCGGTCGTATTGATTCTATGGAAAGAACTGACCAAGGTATTGGAAACGCTTACGGCTTTTTTGACTCTGGAAGTTATGGGCAAGAGGCTGAGAGATTAGTCCGTCAGGGCTTCCTTCGCGGTGTTTCTGCCGACATGGACCGCTTTGAAGCAACTGAAGAAGAGGTCGAAGAGGCGAGTGATACTGATGAAGATGATAAGACTATAAAAAAAGAAAAGATTGTTATCAGTAAGGCTCGTGTAATGGCGGTTACAATAGTACCTAAGCCCGCTTTCCAAGAGTGCAAGATTATTTTTGTTGATGCCGAAGAAGAAAACACTAACCAGGAGGACACTATGATTCCCGACGGAGTCTACATTGAAGACATTGAACCGACCGAGGCGGAAGCTATTGTTGCTTCAGGTCTTATTGCTGGTGCCATCCCTGTGGCACCCCCCAAGGACTGGTTTGTCGACCCCAAGATGACGCAACCTACACCTCTTACTGTTACCGATGAGGGAAGAGTTTACGGACACATTGCGGCGTGGGATGTTGACCACATTGGTATGGTTGCTGGAACTAAACCACCTCGTAGCCGTAGCAAGTATGCGTATTTTCACACGGGAGTTGTTCGCACCGAAGATGCTAGCGATGTTGCTGTGGGTCAGATTACTCTTGCTGGAGGCCATGCCGATATTCGTGCAAGTGCATCTGAGGCTGTCAAGCACTATGACGACACGGCAAGCGCTGTAATTGATGTTCATGCTGGCGAGGATGCTTTTGGAATATGGGTTGCCGGTTCTCTACGCCCGGGCGTCACCGCTGACCAGGTGAGGGCCCTTAGGGCTTCTGCTCCTTCGGGAGACTGGCGTCCTATCAGGGGTAGCCTGGAGCTTGTTGCTGTGTGTCAGGTTAATGTTCCTGGGTTCCCCATTGCTCGTGCTATGGTTTCTTCCGGTCAAATTACTGCTCTGATTGCTGCTGGCGCATCAGTTCTTGCAAAAATGCGTAGCAACCCTGTCCATGAGCTTGACCAGCGGTTGTCTAAGCTTGAGAAGAAGGAGGAGGCTATTCTTGTTGCCTCTGCTCAGGTGGCTCGTGCGAAGTTTCAGGCTCTTAGGCCAGAACTTACAGTAGTTGAGGAGCCGGTTGTTGCTGATGAGCTGACTACTTCTGACGCTTCGGCACAGTCTTACTCAATTGAGGAGATGCGCGAGCGTATTACTGCTCTTCGTGCGCAACTGGAGAGCTAGTGTCTGAAGAATTTATTGCTTCTGAGGACCTGCGCAGGCTGGTCGATAAGGTCGACCCATCTATTAAAGATGAGGCTAAGGAAGAGGCTGACAGACTGGAAGAAGAGGAGCAAGAGCTCCTCTCCCCTCCGGATGAGAGTGACGAAGATGTTGAGGGCGAAAAATATACCGCAGAAACTCAGCCCCGCGATGCGCAGGGAAAGTTTCGGTTGGTTCTTGCGCGTTTAAAATCTAATCTTGGCCCTTCGGGGAACCAGGGAGTCATTGATAAAATCCAGGAGGCTGAGAATCTTGACAATGCTGGTAACTACGCGGGAGCGGTAGAGGCGTCTTCAGACCTTATTAATACGGTAGACAGGTTGGATTCTGGGGCCCTTAATGCGGACTCCGTAAGTAATGTTCGCCAAGCTACTTCAGACTTGGGAAAAGTTATTTCTAACCTTCCTTTGCCTTTTGACAATCAAGCCCAGAAGGTTAGATACAGCGATTTGCCTCCTGCTCTTCAGTCTCTTACCAAAAATCTTATCTCTCGTGTTGAGGAAAAGATTGGTGATGAGGATGCAGATGTTGCAACAGAGGAGCTAAAAGCTTTTATGTCGGGGGCTGATGTTTATAGTCAGTCAGAGGTTTCTGCTCAGTTGAACAGATTGCTCAGATTACTAACGTAATTTTAGTGTAGTATATAACTATAAATTAGCGGGTGTAGTGCCTTACACAATATATTGTGTCATAGTCCCTATCCCTCTGACTATTCGATGCATGTAGATAAATTGTTTACGTGCTTAACTGGCCCAAAGGAGAGGTACAGTGGACCAAATCAAGTCGCAGCTAGATAGGCTGGCAGACCTCGCTGACGAACAAGTTGGCGAGCTAGAAGCTGGCATTATCACTGAGTTTGACTCGGTTGAATCTGGTGAAACAACTCCCGAATCAGTTGATGCCATGACAGCTCTTGCTGAAATGTTGGAAACCGTTCGTGCTGAAAGTCAGCGTCGCGTTGCACAGGCTGAAGAGCTTACTGCGCGTGCTGCTGAAGCTACAGCTCGTGTTAAAGGTGACAACATGGAAGAAGCAGTCGCTGCTCCCATGGAAGAAGAAGAAATGCCCCCAGTTGACGAGGATGAAATGCTCGTCGAGGATGCTCCAGAAGAAATGATGGAGACTCCTGACATGGAGGATGAAGATTCCGACATGGATAAGGAAAAAGAAGAGGACGAGGATAAGGAAAAGACTATGTCCGAAGCATCAACAGAATCGGAAAAAATCGAGGAATTCACATCAGAGGCAACTCCTGAGGTAGAAGCTGAAGTAGCTCCTGCTGAAGAAGTTGTTGAGACATTTTCCGCCGAGGAAACTGAAGTACCCGCCGTTGCAGAAGAACCATCTTCTGTAGCGGTTGTAGAAGAGGCACCAGCTGAAGAGGCATCTAGCGAAGAAGTTTTCGCTGTTGAAGAAGAAGTTGTTGTTGAAGCTGCAGAACCCGAAACAGAAACTAGTGAGCCAGAGGCTCAGGAAGAGGCATCCGTGACAGCCGCAGTTGATGGAACGATTGACGTTCCTGCTGACCGTCGCCCCGTAGCCCCCGCGACATCTGCTCCAGTGGCAATCACTGCTGGTGCTGACATTCCAGGGCACTCGGCAGGTAGCACACTTACCGACATGCGCGAAGTATCAGAAGCTATGGAGAAACGTCTCCACAGCTTGCGTCGCGTAAACGGTGGAGATGGAGAACAACACATTGTTGCTTCTATCACCACTCAGTACCCCGAAGACCGTGTTCTCGGTACTGACCCCGAAGAAAACCGCGCAAAGATTAGCAACGTTGTTGGTCCCCAGGCCCTTGTGGCTACTGGTGGCTTTGCCACACCTCTTGAGGTGCGCTACGACGTGTTTGGTCTCGGGACGGCTATCCGCCCCGTGCGCGACTCACTTCCCCGTTTCCAGGCTGACCGTGGCGGAGTCCGCTACGTAACACCGCCTGTTCTTTCCAGCTATGCAAATGCTGTTGGTGTGTGGACAAACGACACCGACACCACTCCTGGAGAAAACGTTAAGGCCAGCCTGACAGTTACCGCCGCTGCGGAGCAGACTGCCGTCACAGACGCTGTCACACTCCAGATGCAGTTTGGTAACTTGTTCACTCGCGCGTATCCTGAACTGCTTGCTCGCCACAACGAGCTTGGTCTGATTCAGCACGCACGTGAGGCAGAGCAGAACATCCTCAGTCGCATTGCCGCTGCATCTACAGCTGTTACGACCGCCAGCCTTATTGGCTTTGGTCGCGACTTCTTGGTGCAGGTCAAGCGCTCTGCCGCAGCGTACCGCTCGCGTCACCGCATTGACCCCACGACTCAGCTCCGCGCAATCGTCCCTTCTTGGGTTTACGATGCAATGGCTGCAGACCTGGCTCTGGCTATGCCTGGAGATGGAACACTCTCCGTAAGCACCGCAGAAATCAATGGTTACTTGGCCAACTCCAACGTCACGATGGTTGCTTCGCTTGACCAGAACGTGTTTGGCTCTCAGGGTGCAGCTGCACTTCTTGAGTTCCCCGATTCGTTCACGTGGTACATGTTTGCTGAAGGAACATTCTTGTTCCTTGACGGTGGAACACTCGACCTCGGAATTATCCGTGACTCGGGTCTTGTTGGAACCAACGACTACAAAATGTTCGTTGAAACCTTCGAGGGTGTTGCCTTCGTCGGAACAGAGGCGCTTGCTATCACCTCGACCATTGCGGTCAACGGTGTTGCTGCGGCCCTGCGCGACACAACTGGTGGCGCAACCGCTGCCGCGATTGAGTACTAAACACTCAATCAAAACTCTGAAGGTTCCCCCTGGGCTTATGCCTGGGGGGAGCCCCAGAACACTAAGAAGAGGATTGCACACACATGGTTTCTAGAGGCGTTGTTGACCCGCTCAAACTTACCCCGTACCCTTATGGAGTATTCAGTGTAGCTCCTCCCACGACCCACACCTCTCGCGCATATGACGAGAAGTGGATTAGAGGTTTTTCACAACTATTAGACTCTCGCCCTACTGCTATTCGCAACTGGGATGTGACAAGTAACACTGAAGATGTAATTTACTCTCAGTCTTTGGCCAATGATGTTGCAAGATTTATTGAAAATATTACTCCGTTTTTTATTGAAGTTGAAGACAACGCTTCTACTCTTGGCTTGAATGGCGAGGACCGGTTTGCCCGTGTTATTCGTCAGCTTGAGGCTAGTTCTCAGAAAGCTGTAGAAACAGAACTTTGGCTGGGGACGATTGCTCAGGCAGAGTCGCTCAACAACACATACTTATGCGATGCTTCTACAGCCACTGTTCTTAATGGTGGGACAGCTCTTGAGGCGAAGAAAGCTCTTGCTATTTTGGAGCAATATATTGCTTCCAGCTCTCCCACAGGAGAGACAGGAGTTATCCACATGCCTAAACATATTGCTTCTATTCTGGGTACTGCTATCCAGTTTGATAAGAAAGAAAAACATTTAGTTACCCGACTGGGCACTCCTGTTGCTGTGGGTGCAGGGTACACGGGCACTGGGCCTGTTGGACAGACTGGCGCTGATGCCAGCGATACAAACAAATGGATGTACGCTTCTGGAACTACCAAGATTCATCTCGGTAAGTCTGAAGTCGTCAACGATACATTGTCCCAAGGGTACAACGTGTCGGGTAATAAGAATGACATGAGAATAAAAGCTACACGGCCTGCGGTTGCGTACTTTGATAGCTCAATACACCTCGCAGTCCGAGTCGATTTGTCGGCTTAACTGTACAATTGAAATAACCAACAAGCTAAAAAAGGAGAATAGCTACATATGGCTACTCAAGATTATGCCGCAAGCATCCAAGGTGTGTCTATTCGTGTTACCCGCCTAGATGCTACTGGCAACCTATTAAACGGTCCTGGTGACAGTTATACCACTTCCGCGTTCATGCGCATTTCATTTACCCCTGAGTACGAAGAGGGCGATGAAATGACCGAAAAGTCTGCAAACGGTTCCGTTTGTGTGACTTACAAGTCTCCTGATACACTCAAACGTATCACTATGGAACTTGCTATCTGTGAGCCCGACCCTGAGCTCACTAACCTTATTTCCGGTGGTCTTTTGCTTCGCAAAAACCTGGGAACATTTGCTAGCCCCAACAACCGTAGCATTGGTTGGGCCGCACCCGCAGTTGGTGACGACCCTGCCGGTAACGGTGTGGCAATTGAAACCTGGTCTCTTGCCATTAAAGATGGTAAGAAGTCAGCAACATTGCCGTATTTCCACTGGGTCTTCCCCTATGTGAAGATGCGTCAGAGTGGTGACCGAGTTATCGAAAACGGTATGCTCGCCAACACTTTTGAGGGTTATGGCTTGGGTAACATCAACTTTGGTGACGGAATTGATGACCGCTGGGAGTTCCCATCTGCTGCTGAGCGCCCCTACACCTATGCTCGCAACTACTGGGCACCTACTGGTCGTAACGGGTTCTTTACGTGGCACGGTGAAATATCTAACACTGCCACTAACAAAGCTCGCATCAACAACATTGCAACACTCACCACTGCAACCGCCCACGATTTTGTCGCTGGCGAGGTTGTTACAGTTACTGGTGCAGAGGTTGTCGAGTCTGTTACAGCAGCTACCGGAGATGGAACTACCATCACATATACATGTGATAACACGTTCGATTCGGGGGACACGGTTACAGTTGCTGGGCTTACCCCTAGCACATTTAATGGAGCGGTTGTTCTTGCTTCGGCAACAGGAACTGAGTTCACAGTAACTTCTTCACTGAACGCTACCGCTTCAGGTACGGGGACTGCGACGTTTGACTCGTTGTTTGGCTTCACAGGAACCTATGAGATTGCTAACACCCCATCAAGTACCACGTTTACGTATCCAAACACCGGTACTGATGCTACTTCACGAGCTGTCAGCCCCGTTGGAACCGTAGTAGTTGCCCCAGATTCTCGCGCAGTGGATACACTTCCTGACGCTAACGAGAATGGAACATTCAACGTCCCTGGAAACATCAGCTACAATGCTGATGATGACATCGACTACGTCATCTCTTCTAGCGAGGACCCCACCTCCTAATTAGCAGTTGGCTGGACGGGTGGCATACTGAATGGTGTGCCACCCGTTCTTATCTAAGGAGAGTTAAATGAGCACAGGACTTTGGGTGACGGTTGCCGACCTAGGACTAGAGTGGGAGGACTCAGAGTACGCGGAAGAAGCGGTTCGTTCAGCTTCATACATAATGTGGGCTCTTTCTGGTCGTAAATACACTGGTGTCACCACAGTTACTGAACGATATGTTCGATTTGCTCCGCTAATCAATACTCGACTACTTCAGGAAGCTGCCATCCTCAACTCTAGGGTGAACAAAGCTTTGCAACTTGTTGAGCCGTGGGTTTCTGCTGAAACTAGGATTCGTCTTCGCGGGCAACCTGTGCAGGAAATAAAAACTATTCGTAATGTTGGTGGAGATATTGTTAACCCCGACAGGTACTATGTTGTAGAACATTCGACTGTGCAGTTTTCTGAGGGTGCACTGATTGTTCCTGCTGATATTGAAATTAGCTACACATACGGTGCAGAGCCACCTGTTTTTGGAAAAATGGCGGCTAGGCGGGTTGCTATTGAGTTTATTAAGTTGTGGACGGGGGACAGCGACTGTGCCCTTCCGCAAAGAGTTACTTCGGTAAGTCGTCAGGGTGTGACGTATACGGTTCTGGATTCTCAAGATTTTCTCGAGGAGATGCGTCTAGGAATTTATGAAGTAGATTTGTTCCTCAAAACAAATAACCCTAATAAAGCCCAAAAGAGGTCAAAAGTTTTTTCTCCCGACATTCCTCGGGCACGTAGGTACAGCCCTGAGCCCCTCTATTTTGATGTTTCTGCTAGAGACATTGTTGTGTCTAAAAATGGTGGCTCGGTAACAATTGATTTGACCGACATTTCTGCTGATTTTCTTGTGGATGAGGCCGGGTGGGCTCCTGACCTGGTTTTGCGAAGCAAGGGTGGAACTAAATCTAAATCTCTTTCAGCGTCTTCTGTTTCTTTTGCTTCGGGGAGCATCACTCTTACAGTGCCCTATCGTGAAGCATACGGAATTTTAACCCTTGTTAATTCGGGGGCTTGGGACCTGTATGCAACAAAAGATGGGACTACAGCATACGTTGCCTCTGGTAATGTTACTGTAGACATGACTATTTAAATTAAGGACACAGTATGGCAGTAGACATCGATATTAATACACTTGATTTAGACGAGTCTGCTCTAGATTTAGTAGCGCTTATGAATGGTCTACTTTCCCGAGTTGTTGCACTGTACGAGTCGTACAGTGTTCCTGTCCCGAAGCGTCGCTATTGGACTATGACAACTCCGGCTATCGACTGTGAACAGCTGGTTGTGTCGTTTACTCAAATGTATTTGGGTGCCCCTGGGGATGAAGCATCTTCTCCCCAGCGATGTAATCAACCCCGTAGTGCGGTGCTAGAAATTATGGTCACCAGGCCAGCTCCTATTATTGGGCAAACAGGTCAAGTACCTGACGCAAGTAAAATCCAGAAAGCTTCCGAAATTACTGCTGTCGATGCGTGGATTCTGATGCACTCCCTTAATCTTCTTGACCAGTGGGATGATGAGGGTGTGTATGGTCCAGGAGTTATCGCCACAGTTACGGCGGGCGAAATTTCTGGTGGTTTTCAGAGTGTGGCTATGCAGATTACTATGGCGGTGCCCTAATGACATATGGGTTTCCTGATAGTCCTTTTATTGGTGTGGCTAGGCGTTTGGCTAGAGGGGTTAGAAATGCTGGGCGAGGCGCAGGAGGCGGTTCCCAAAACGGGTTTGCGTTTACGGTCAAAAAGATTGTCATCGATAAGGCAGCTTTAGACCACTACCTTAATAGCCCATATGGCCCTGTTGGAGATTATCTTTCTAAAAGAGGGAAGAAGATTGTCACAGCTGCAAGAAGGCAGGTTGGTGTTGACACGGGGGCTTTGAAGCAGTCAATTACTATGATTCACTATAGAAACGCTTCAGGACAGTACATGTGGATTGGTTCTAAAGAAAAACATGCATATATGCACCACGAGGGGACAAGACCTCACCTTATTGTCCCTAAAAAGGCTCCCATTTTGCGTTTCCGAGTTGGAGCAAGAATTATCTACTCTAGAGCGGTTATGCACCCTGGAACAAAGCCAAACAGATATCTCTCAGACCAGCTTTATCTTGTAAAAGTCTAGTACACTGGTCAGTGACACAATGAGTCACACATAATAAGGAGAAAAAGATGGCGCGTTTTAAAGATTTCGGTATTACTAACTTGGAAGACATTGAGCCCCTATCATTCAAAATTCAGGGTGAAGATTTCGAGTGCATTAAACAGGTCCAAGGAAAAGTTTTAATGGAGATTGTTTCCATGTCTCAGGATGCAGATTCTAGTGTGTCCCTTGAGCTCATTGAAAAGTTTTTTAGCAGTGTCCTGCTGGATGAAAGCTATGCGCGTTTCGAAGAGCTTCTCCACGACAAAGACAAAATTGTTTCAGTTGAGACTCTTGGTGAAATTACCGGATGGCTGATTGAGCAGTACACTGAACGCCCTACGCAGCGGTCAGAGGACTCCTCGGCTGGGGAATAGACCTTTGGCCGTATGTCCACGGTAGAAGTATTGTGGACAAGATAGACCTTGCAAACATGGAAGGTGCAGACATGCTTGATGTGTTGCACTATTACTTTGAGCAAGATTTGGTAAGCTCTAGCTCTTTTGAGTCTGAAGCACGTGTCAAGGTACGTGAAAACTTGTATCGTGAGTTGTATAAAACAGAGTATTCTTACGGCTATTTGTTGCCTGGCAATCCTGATACCGATGGTGACACCAATAACGTAGTAAAATTGAATAGTGCTAGTGGTGACAGGCAGATACCCTTTGATGTCGAGCCTGAAGATAATTTGTCAGACATTGAGCCTTTTAGTCCAAAAAGAAAATCAGTAAAACCTTTTGTGCCAGCAACTAATTTTAATGGCGAATCTGAGGTTCCTTTTGGTAACATTCTCGATGCTCCGATGAACTAAGGAGTTTATTGTGGCAATTGATAATGTGGTTGGTTCCGCATACATCATTGTCCACTCTCTGACGGATAAAATAAATAAAGACCTTCAGAGGGGTTTTAAGAACGCCGACCGGGATGCGCGACGTTCTGGGGAGGGAATGGGGGAGGCCTTCACGCAAGGCTTCAAAAAAGTAACAAAATCCTCAAATGCTTTCACAAAGTTTTCTGCTGGGATTAAGTCTGCCGTCCCCGGAGCTGAGGCAGCTAGGCTTCAGTACACAAAACTAGTTCGAGTTTCTTACACTGTTGGTCCGGCAATTTCTGTTGTTGTTGGTGGAATTTCCAGTCTTGTTGGTGGTCTGGGCGCACTTGTTGGCTCAGCCGGTGGTGCTGCATCCTCTATTGTTGTTTTGGGTAGCGTATTTTCGGCAATAAAAATAGGTATGGCTTCAGCCAAGTTGGCGCTTAAAGGAGTCTCTGAAGCTTTGGGTTTGCTCGGGCAAACTGGGGGCGGGGGCCGTGCGATAGACAACACCCGGCAGATTGAGGATGCTGAGCGTAGGCTTGCAAGAGTCATTGAGACTAATCGTGACCGTCTAATAAACGCTAACAACGCTATTCTTAGAGCGCAGTTAGCACTTAATGACGCGTTTAAAGCTGGACGAGAAGAGATACAGCAGATAGGTTTCGGGGCAGAGAACGCTGCGCTAAGTCAAAAACGTGCGGGCTTAGAGTTAGAGAAAGCCCGGGAGGAACTAGCTCGAGCGCAGGACTTACCTCCTAATTCTCGTATTAGACGTGAAGCGGAACTTGCACTTGAGGAGGCTGAGCTTAGGTTCCGGCAGGCAAAAGATTTAAGTTCCGACCTAAATGCGGAGCAGGACCGCCTCGCTACCTCGGGCGTTGCGGGAACTAATGCTGTTATTAGTGCTACAGAACAATTAGCGCAGGCGGAAGTTCAGAGGGCCCGGGTATTGCGTGACGGTACCAGAGCTCAAGTGGATGCTGAAAGAGCTTTAGAGAGCGCGCTTGAGAGCAACAATAATATTGCTGGTGGCGGGCTGAATCCGTTTGAAGGTTTGAACGAATATCAAGTAGAGTTTGTAAAGTTTTTGTTTGCGCTTAAGCCACTGTACGATGAGTTACAGCTTGCCGCTTCCGAAGCATTTCTTCCTCCGTTGCAGGAAGCAATTACTATTATTGTAGAGCGAGCATTCCCCACAATACTTAGCGGGGTATCTCTTGTTGCTTCAGCTATGGGGTCTGCCTCCATATCGGTGTCTTTGGCTGTATCGGACACAGAAAATTTGCGGGACACATCTAGAGTTTTTGAATCTTCTGCTTCAGTTATTCGCTCTCTCGGACGAACCCTCGGGAACGTTTGGGACTCATCACTGTCTATCCTCTCTTCGGCAAGCCAGATGTCCCTAGATTTTGTAAACTTTCTTGACAGAAAATCTGCTCAGTTTGCTAGTTTTCTTAATGTTAGACAAGCGACCGGCCAACTAGAGTCGTTTTTTTCGAGAGCTGGGGATATTGCCGCAGATTGGGGCACCATTTTCGGCAATATTGCGGGCGGTTTTGGAAAAATAATCCAAGCCAACTTCGGTCCTGGCTCGGGTGGGGACTTCCTTGTTCAGTGGCTTGGGGATGCCACAGAGAAGTTTAGGAATCTTGACGACCTGGCGGGTGGTAGTGACGAACTATCTGAGTATTTTGAGGGCGTGGCTGTTAACACCCAAAAAATATTGTCATCTATGGGTGCCCTCATTACAGAAATATTTAAATTGGGTGATAACCCCAGTATTGGTGAAACTTTTGACATTCTTGCGGAGGGCGCGCCCGCAGTGGGGATAATCGCTGAAAAGTTTATTGAAGCAGCCCCCGCGATGGCAAAATTTGTTGAAAATTTTGTCGAGTTTTCAGAGTTGTTGACGGACACGGAGTCTGCGGAAATATTCTTATCAACTTTAGCGGTTGCTCTAGATGTTGTAAATACACTGCTCGAGAATGACTTTATTATGGCGATATTTCTTGCTGTCAGCCAGGTTGGGGCGCTTGCTCTTGCCGTGGGGACTGTCCAAAAAATATCA